GCGCCAATCTGGTAACCCATAGGCACGCCACCGACCTGCGCACCTGCAGCCTGCGGTACACCAGCACCACCGATACGCACCCCGGTTTGCACGTTGGTGCTGTCCGCAGTCTCGCGGAATTTCTGCACCGACATTTGCCAATCTGTGTAGGCCCGATCGTAGGCTGCCTGCAGTGGTGCTACAGCAGCAGCCTTTTCGGTTTCGCCACCTACGTACATCGCGTTTTGCGCCTTGCTGAGATTGGTCAACGCATTCGTCACCAGCGTTGAAGCCGTCCGGACATTCGCTGCCTCTGTCGTCAGCAGTGGATTAGTAGAACGTGCAGCAATCGCGTTGATCGTGTCGTTCTGGTTCTTGAAGTTGGATGCCGTCGTGGTTCGCGCTTCACCGGTACGCTGCAACAGCGCCGCCATCGGCGCGGTATCGCCACGAATCTGCGCACCGACCGTCAGGCCCAACTGGCCGATGTCGACCGGTCGTCCATCCGCCGTCGTAACGACCCACTGCCCGGAGTTCTGGTCGAACTGCACGTTGATATTCTCCGCACCGTAGGGCATCCCGGTCTGCGGATCCTTCTGGATGCCCGCCGCGCGCTTCACGTAATCCGCCGCGATCTGCATCTGCTCGGCGCGATTCTGTGCAGGCATGACGTCGGTACCGTAGTACGTCTGTGAACCGAACGGATCGGTTATGCCTTTCGCTTCATCGAGCAACTGCGCGCGCTCAACGCTACCCGGCTGTGTCGCATTCCACCGCTGCTGGAAGCCCGGCGACGTGACGTACTGCTGTAATGCAAGCGCCTGCTGCGAAGTGAACTGAGCCGCCTGATTCGCCGCCGTTTCCTTGCCGAAGCCGGTATACGCCTGCTGCTCCTGCGCGCGATAGTGATCTGGGTTGGCCTCGTTCTGCGCCTGCAGCAGCGCCGCATTGCGGTTCTGAATATCCCGCGCATCGCTTTGCGTGCTGGCAGTACGCACACCTTCCCATGCGGTGAAGGGGGCGATGCCCTGACCGAAAGCCGTGGCCGCGTTGCCCAGCACATTGCCGACCTCACCTGCCGTGTCCCAGAAGCCCATGATGTACCCCTTGTGTTACTGCCACCCAGTCCAATCGACGCCGGGGGTGGTATCCCACGTCGTTGGAACACCTTGCAGATCCCAGTTGTCGGGTGCGACGTCGTACTGTGACGGACCCCACGCATTCGGGTCGACGCTGTAGTTGTAATTGTTGTAGTAGTCCGGTTGCGGGCCGAACGGATTTTGTGCCCCGAACGCAGGTGCTGCGTAGGCACCGCTGCCATACCCCGGAAAATTGGGCGAAGGTTCTGCCAGCGTTCCCGTCCCAGTCAGGAACTGGTTCGTCACCGCGCCAGCCGGAACGTCGTTTGGCAGGATCATCGTTGCAAACGATTCCGGGGTGATCGGTCCGCCCATCAAACGACCATTGGCATCCTGCGCGAACAGATGGTTGAAGCCATCCTTGGCAAAACCGAAGATGCCTTTTTTCATCAATGCGTCCATCGTATCCTTGCCCAGCATCAGCGGACCCCACTTCAGCACACCATCCAGCAACTGACCGGCTTTAGCGATCCACGACGGATGCGGCGCTGCCACCGTCGACGTGCGTGGAACTCCCGCGCCAGCGCCGCCACCACCCCCGAAGCCACCGCCACCCCCGCCGCTACGTCCACCGCCGCCACCGCCACCCCCGGTGATGCCCAGCGGATTAGTCTGCTGATTGGCGAGATTCGCCGTTGCGATCGCGCGCTGCAGCGCCTCGTCCTCGGTGAAGCTCGACAACTGTGGCATCTGGTACCGCTGCAAATCGCGGTCGCGCTGCGCGAGCGAATTGGCGAACGAGTTCTGTACCGAGTCGGACACCTTCTGCTGTGCTGCCGTCAGCCCCGCGCCGCCCGATCCGAAACCGTAGGTAACCTCGGTCGACGTCGGGTCCGGGTTCGTCATGTCCGTCCCCGGCACCGCCGTAATCGCCGAACTCACCGAAGAACGCTTCGCCAGCGGCGAATCCGCTCCATAGAGCGTCGGGTCGAACGCAGGTGTGGTCCGCTGCAATGGCTGTACCGCGCCGGGCGTTTTCACCAGATACCGCGAAGGATCGAATGCGGTAGCCATCAGTACCCTCTGTTCTTGCCGAAGGTGTACGGCATGTCGCCCGTATACGTTGTCGCCACCGGCTGGTTATCCGTGTTGACCATCGACTGATTCAGCTTGCCGAAATTCTGCGGGTTGTAGGTGGTGATTTCGCTCTGCGTAGGTTGCGGCTTCGGCTGCTGTTGTGATTGTGCATACGATTGGTACATCCCGTAGGCACCCAGCCCCCGGCCAGCCCCCGTTGCGACATTGCCCCAGTTCACTTCGGTATTGGTCGGCAGGCCGTACCTAGCCGTGTTGCCCATCACCGACGGATCCCAGTTGTCGCCTGCGGGCAGACCATACGCCGTCGGGTCGCCCATCGCTGCCGCACCCCAGTTATCCACCGGTACGGGTGTGTTCAGCATGCCAATCACGCCCGGTGCAGCGGATCCGGCCAGCGACAGCGGATCGAAATGGCCGCTACCCAACTGCTGCGCTGCGTTAAGCCCCGTGCTGCCCCACCACGGCATCCCGGCAGCCGATCCCGCAGCACCGCCCAGTGCCCCGGCGCTCATGCCCGCCGCGAGCGCGGGGATACCAAAACCGAATGCGCTCACCGCCAGCGGACCCACCGTGCCCAGCCAATCCCAGCCCCCCGACCCGCGCATGTTCTGCGGATAGGTCATCGGTCCGTAGTTCGGATCGTTGTACAGCATGTTCTCGTCCCACACGCTCTCGTTGCTGCCATAGCGACCGACCGGGGCCAGATTCGGATGCACCGGCTGGGGCACCTTCGACGGGTCGTAATTGAGAACGTACTGCTGCTGGTCGATGCTGCCGCCTTCACCCGTGGTGCCCATCTGCGGGGTCAGCGTCGCATTCGGATCGAACTGCTTGGCGCTGGCAAGGGCGGCATACATCGCTGCTTCGTTACCGGGCGTGAACTGCGTACCGACCGGCACCACGTTGTACGCCGCAGGGCCGCTCCAGCCCACCGCAGGCAGCGGTGCATTCGGATCGTAGGCATACCCGGCACCACCCTCGCCGCCGCTCGTCCCCGGCGCACCATACTGCCCCGCGCCCTCGAACGCAGCGTTGTAGTTGCGCCCCTGTTCGGCAAGCTGGCGGGCGTACTCGATCATGTCGACGGGCATCGCTACTCCATGTCGTACAGCGCGCGAGCCTGTGCTTCGGTCAGCACCCCTGCGGCGATCAACATGCCCAGCGTCACGCTGCGCCGCTTCCAGCCTTCGTAGCCGACCCCGCTCGCCCCGCTGGAGCGCACACCCTGCGCGATCTCCGCGTGTTCCTTCAGTGGCCCCAACACCTTCGCAATGTTCTGCGGGATGTCCGGGTCGATCATCGGGATGCCGGGGCGCTTGTCAGCCATCACACTTTTTTCAGCCGTGGATTGCGTTTCTTCGCCGCAGCACTCGCCTTCCGCGATGACGCCGCAAGGATCGCCCCGGCGCGCTTCATGCCGTATTTCTTGGCGATCTTCGACTGCACCGCCTTGAACCCCGGATGTGCTTTCATTGTGCTTGTCCTTCAGCAAGGTCGGCGAAACTCGTCGACACGTGGATTTCCTGCACGTTGGCCGTACCCTCGATCTCGACGATCCAGTCGGTGCGCCCATGCCGTGACGGCAGCCGGAATGGACGATTGGTCAGCACGTCGCGCTCGAACAGCGTCTTGCCACACTCGCCATCGACCAGCCGGAACTTGAGCGTCTGCTCGCCCGCGCATTGACGGGTAACCTTCGCTCCCGCGAACGATACTTCGAACGGAAACGCATACTGCTTGCTGCGCCATACGTAGGTCTCGAAGCCGACCCCGCCTTCCCACTTGAACAGTTCGTTGCTCTTGAGCGTCGGGTTGATGACCAGATGCAGCGATGTCACCGGATTGGCGAACGTCGCCGATGCATAGTACGGAATGGTGATCAGCTTGTCGTCGCGGTTGAGGTCGCTGCTGTCGTCCAGCCCCAGCACCGTGCGATCGTTGAAGTCGAAGATGAAGCCGCCGCCTGCAGGTACCACTTCCTCGTCGGCACCGAAGTAATGCGTCGTTTCATGAAAGCCGAAATAGCGTCCGTCGAAGATGACCCCATGCATCGTCGTCGGGTTGAACTGCTGCCATTCCTCGCGCGTCAGCAGGCCGCGCGTCAATACCTGAGTCCCCCCAAGTCCGACGAATACCAGACCCTCGGCGGAAGCGTAGACAACACCGCGATCGGCACTGACCATTGACCGCTTTGATACACAAGGATATGGGTCTGGGACCCGGTCGACAGACAGGCTTCGAGGATCGATCCCAGAAACGAGGTAGGTATATCCGGTGGTGGCAACGACAAGAGTATTTCCATAGGTGCCCAGCGCCACGACAGGATAGTCGAAAATCTTCTCGTATTCCGGTGGCCACGCGTGGGGTTGGTAGGGTTCCGAGAACACCACCCGGTTGTCGTAGAACGCCGCGAACGATCCGCTCGACAAACCGATCAAACCCTGAATCTTGTTGGGTGGCGGATAGAACGTCGTCGAGATGATCGCTTCGCCGAGACCGAGGTTCTTCACCGCATCGGTAACGACCGGATTGGCCTGCAGCGTTTCGATCGGCGTTTCGCTGACGAACAGGAACGGCCCGCCATTGGTGCGATACAACCGCACTGTGGAAACATTCGATGGCACCGTCAGATCCGCCACTGGGATCTTCACCGGCACGCTCTGCCCATCCGACACGTTGATGCCCACCGATGGGGGCGACGGCACGCTCTCCTCGTCGAACTTCGTGTACCACGTGTAAACGTAATAACGCAGTTGCGGCGTGCCCGCCGTTCCCGTCGGCGTGCCCAGTATTGGCGGCAACAACGGCTGCGGTACCCCCAGATCAATACTGTTCGCTGGCGTCGGCAGCGACGCGACAGCCAGCGGATACGTCGTGATCTTTGGTCCGCCGTCACCCGTGTAGTACAGCCGCTCCGATCCACGATCGAGCGTGAAGCCGGTCACGATGTCGACGTCCATGCACCACGACAACCACACGTCCTTGAACTTGTAGATCGTCTTGGCCATGCAGCCCTGCACCAGCGGCACGTCGATCTGCGCCTTCTCGATGAAGGGGCGAACCTCACCCGACCAGAGCTTGGTCAGTTCCGCCCGTAACGCCGCCCCCGCCGCCAGCAGGCGCGGAGACATGCGCGGAGCGATCCCGCCGAAGTTCTGGATGCGGATGCTGGGCATTACATCAGCGCCAGAATCTCGACCGAGAAGAAAATCTTGTGGACCTTCAACTGGCCAACGCTGCCAATGTCGAAGATGAGATTCATGCCGAGCAGCGAATTGAGATGCACCAGAAGCGGCGTCGTGATCGCATTCAACACGGTCGCTCCAGATGTGGTGAACGTGTCGAACACGAAATCAGTTCCCCATTCACCCGTGGGAAAGCCGGGATCGCTGGTTGTCAGCACCAGCTTGCCCGCGCCGTGCACGCCTAACGTGCCCGCTTCGGCATTCACCCCGCACGACACAATCACCATCACATCGTGGTTGACCTTGAACGCGCCCGACGCATCCCATAACAGGTTCGACCCAAGCGCCGAGTTAGCCTGCCAGTGCACATGGTCCGCCCAGCTAAACGTCGAACCCGTATACGCACCGGGGTTCAGCACCACAGGAGAGGTATGCGTCGTTGCGCGGGTCCAGATCTCCGCACCCGAAGATTCCGCCGCGCTGGAGATGCGCAGCCATGCCGTGTTATTCCAGTACCACAGCGAACCATCCGCCGTGTTGATGGCGAAGCGTACGTTGGGTCCGGGCGCGGTAGTAGGATTGGCCGTGGTCACCACGATGCCGTTGCTGATGTTGCCGATCTCGACCCACGCCGGGGTGTTCTGATCCCAGTACCACAACTGATGCGTGTCGATCCGCACCGCGTAGTGCACGCCACCGGGCGGGGTCGCCGTCGGCGTAGCCGTGACGGTGATGGTGTCCGAACCCAGCAGCGCAGCATCGAACATCTCGTTGTAAAGCTGCGTCACGAAGTCCGCAATCTGCGCCTTGTTCCATGCGACCTGCACGCAGGCACCGGCAGGGAACGCCTTTGCCGTCGTGCCATCCTGCCCGCGCATTACCGGAATCGTGTCGTTGATTACCGGCCCGATCGACGTGTACTTCATCACTTCGACGGTCGCGCCATCATTCACCGTCACGTACATGTAATCCCCGGCAGGCACCGCAAACAGCGCCGCCGATCCTGCTTCGAGCAGCAGCATCGTGTCCGACGGCGTGACCGGCGTACGCAGCGTGGTCCGGACGAAGTTCGAAAAATTGAGCATTGCTTTCTCCCTAGTACCAGCCGACCCACGTACCGGCGACTGGGTTGATGATTGGAAGCGTGCATGTGGTAGCCGGGAAGAAGCAGCCCGCCTGACACGGATCGAACACGAAATCGTTCGGATTGCTGTCGTCGAAGTACGGTGGGATTGCGCCGCAGGTGTCGTCGCACGGGCTGCAGACGGGTGGTGACGCGCAGTTCACCCCGCCGATGGTGCCTTCGCCAATCGCCGGATAGATCGCGCAGATTTCAGCGCCACACGTTTCAACCTGCTGCTCAGTGCGGCAGTCGTCGACGATGATCTCGCATGGGGCCAGCCGGAACTTGAGCGAGAAGCAGTAGTCGCAACCGAGGAACACGTCGCCGACGTAATAGCCCGCCGCCTGTGCCAGCAGCGCATCATCGAAATAGAAACCGACGTAACCAGCGGAGTCGCGCTGCCACGCGGGATACTCCGCGACCACGCAGTTGATCCCCTCGCGGTACATCTTGATGTTGACCGGCGTCTGACTCGGGATGAACTGGCGCGGGTTCTGCTGGCTCTGCAGCATGCGCACGAACACCTTCGCCGTCGCGGGCGACAGCGCGATCCAGTCGCAGCCGGAAAAGCGTCGTTGCTTGCAGGTGTTTGGCGCGATGTCGCTGCCGCACCAGCCGCTGTCGTCGAGACACGGAGCGCACCCCATCATCACTCCTAGAAGTAGCCGCCGACCATCATCAGGGGTCCCGGCGTGCGCCCCAGCACGCGCTTGTTCTTGGCGCGCGTGACGTCGATGCTGAACAACTGGGTATACCGCTGCATCAGCCCGGCATTGCTCCAATCCTGCTTCGGAATGGCGAACAGCCGCGCCGCCGCGCCATTGGCAATTGCATCAGCCCATTCGTCGTACAGCAGGTTCGGTACCTCGCACGCATCCTGCGACGGCTTCAGCCACAACTCGATCGTTGCGTACGACGGATCGTCCTCGTCGGGCACCGGGTAAACGCTGATCGCGCGCAGCCCGTGCAGCACGAACGAACGCCCGCCACAACCGCACATGCGGCTGCCTGCCAGATCGGGTGCATATCCTTCCCCACGAATGGTCACCGACCGGATGCCGACGGCGTTCGACTGTTCGGGGATCAGCAGCGGATATTCGTGCACGCGTGGCTGGGTCTGCAGCACCAGCTTGAACGGCCACACCGCGCCGCGATCGCACAGGTCGATTGCCGCCTGCCGAATCGCTTCCTCGGCGATCGCCGGGGGCACGCCAACGAGGCCACGCATGCCAAGCGCGTTCGGAATGAAATCACTCAATGGTCGGGGCATCTTGCTTCTCCGCTTCAGGCAGCGGCACCGCTTTCTTGGTGCGCGGTGGCCCACCGACTGCTTGATAGAACGACTTGAAATGCTGCTGCGCATTCGTCGCCGATGTCTGCGATTCAGTATCTTTGGAGAAGGCGCGGTAGAGCATCCAGTCCTTCAGATGGTTGCGATACGTCAACGGTGACGCATTCGGCAGATCGATTGGTGTTTCGGGTGTCGTCACCACCTGCGGTGCCAGCGTCACCAGCGCCTGCACGCGCACGGTCGTGCCGGGCGGTACCGGGGGGTCCACAAAGAAGAACTGATCGCTCGACGGCAGGGACGCAAAGGACCGTACCGAATAGGGTTCTGTAATGCATACACCTTTGCCGTAAGTCCGTTCGAGATTGAATGCACCCGGCAGAACTGGCGCACCGAGCGAACCATCCGGGTTGACATTGAAGATGATGTCCTCGACCGATTCGATGGAATCGGGCAACAACTGCTGTGCGCCCGCACCCAGCGTCAGCGTGGTGAGCGTGCGGAACAGCGTCGGCTTGGCGATCGCCAGTTGCGCCAGCGCCTCGTTCAGGTAACCGATCAACTCGTCTTGCGGAAAGCGTACGTACTCCGCGCCCGGTTCGAGATCGTTGAGTTCGGTCGCCGCTGCCCGCAGCAATTCAGACGCAAACATCACTTGTCCTCATCGTCCTGCAATCCGCCAGCAAGCTGCTCCTGCACCGTTTCCATCATCGGCTCATTCGGCGTCAGCGGGAAGTTCGGCTTGCGTGGTTGTGGCTTGAGTGGGCGATCGCAATACTTCAGGTCGCCGCGCGCCACCAACTCGGCCAGATGGTCGTTATAGTGGTACGTGTGTGATCCGTCTGTTACGTACTTCTGTTCCGGTTGTGCAGCTTGTACCATCGGCCACTCCTTAAAAGGCGGGGGGCCGAAGCCCCCCGCAAGCGCGCCCGCAAGCGCGGCCTTCACCAACCCTACCGTTACGCGTTGCCGTTGAAGTCGAACTGTCCCCAGTCGACGACTTCGGCGGTGAACATCGCCTGCAGCCCGGCCAGCTTCTGACCGGTGGCGGGCACCGTCAGGATCTTCAGCGACAGGTACGCCGCTTCGGACGTCGCCGGGATGTTGGCGTCGAGCCGTGCCGTCGTCAGCGGATTCGGCGTAACAGCACCGAGTCCAGTCAACCCGACAATCGCCGTGTCAGCACCCGCGCCCGAACGCAGCACCACGTCGAACGTCAGCCCGGTCACCGTCGACGCCGCCATCACCTGCGCGTACGCAAATTCGAGCCGGGTGTTCTTCGGCAGCAGGATGATGTTGATGTGATCGCCTGCGGCAACATCCACGCCGCCAGCGGCGAGGTAATCCTGATACCACTGCCAGTCGCCGTGCTTGACCTGCACCGACAACCCGCCCTGCGGCACCGTTGCGCCGAAGTTCATCTGCCGGGTGACCTGATACGAACGCCGACGCTGATGGTCGGCATACCCCTTGACGGAATTCGCCGCAGGGTTGCTGCTTTGGTAGATCTTGTTGCCGGAAGCGCCGCCAACGCCACCTTGATACAGGTTGAAGTCTGTAGGCATTACTGTCTCCTGAAGGGGTGGGCTAGTCGAAGTTGACGTACAGCGCCGCTACGCCCTCGGGCTGGATCGTCTTGTACCCATAGACGGACATCCCTTGCAGAAACACGTCCCATGAGTCCTTGTCGTTGTCGATGACGCGCGTTTCCTCGATCTGCATCGCAAACGCCGTCGCCCCCCGCCACCCGGCCAGCACTTCGAACACCGCCTTGCCGCCGTCCATCACCGTCGGGACGTTGTGCGACATGTAGATGTCGAAGCCCGCGATCTTCGTCGGCAGCTTGCCGTTGAGGATGATGTCGGACGCGATGTTGCAGCACGATCCGCCCAGCCCCGCGTTCGCGTTGAGCATCGGCGAATTGAGCAGCGTCGGTAGCGCCTGATCGGGCAGGACGAGGAAGATGTCGTCCATCGGCAGGCACTGCTCGCGCAGCACGCCTTGGATGCGCGACAGCACTTCCCAGATGTTGGCTGACGTCGCCAGCACCGGAGCGCCGATGGTGCCCAGATCGTACGACGCGGAACGAATGCCCGCCGTCGCGCCCTTGTTGGTCGGGTCAGCCTCGACGTACATGCGCGCGAGGACTTCCTGATCGATCGCTTCGGCCATGTTGTACGAAGCCGATTTCAGCAGCGAGGACTGCCATGCATCCCAGTTGCAGATCTGCTTCATGTCGACCTTGGCGACCTTCACCGAGAACTCCAGTTCCTTGTCGACCACCATGGTGATCGGCGCGGTGTCGATCGTGTCGTGCCGGATCGTGCTGTCCTTCTGGCCACGCCGCACGCGCACGCGCGGGGAGCGGAAGAAGGTGATCTGGTCGCCGCAGCGATTCAGTTCACCCGTGTATTCGGTCGTCGTGATGTCCGCGTAGGTGGACGTGCAGTAGAACTGCTCGACCAGCTTCGACGAGAACATCGGGGGGATGAGGCTACCCGAGTACGCAGGATAGCCGGATGCGCTTGGAAGGGGCATTGCTCGCTCCTAATGATCAGATGGTCGCATCACGTTCGACACGATCGTCGTTCAATGCTGCATCGAAATTCGCCTTGTACGTTTCCCAGTCCGCTTTCGGCAGTTTCTTGTTGATGAATTGCCGCAGCTTGACCTGATATTCAGACGCCCTGAACCGGGGCTTCGCGCCATTGGGCTTGCCTTCGGTCTGCGCCTTGCCGGGAACTGCCAGAGAGTCACGGGATGGTGCGGCCTTCTTCGCGTCGTAGTACGACGTCAGGACGGCTCGAACACCAATCGAGTTGTGGTTGTTGTGATAGAACGTCAGCAGATTTCCGACCTTCATGCCACGTCCGGGGACTTCCTGATTCAGGTACGTTTTCCATGCATCGGTGTCGCGTACCGTTTCGAAATCGGGGAAGTAAGTGAGAATTTCCTTGCGGAAGAATTCGTCACTCGCCTGACGCTCGTTCTGTGCCGCCGTCGCCTTGACCGACTGCTCCAGACCCGGCAATTTGTCGAGATCCTTGAGCCTACCCAACGCACCTTCGATCGCCTTCATCCGGTCGACCATCGGCTTGACTGCCGCCGCCACCTGCTTCCGCGCGAGCTTGGTTACGAACGAAACGGTGTCCTCGCCGAACGTCGACAATTCCTGCGCCGTCGGTTCGGGGACTTCGTTGAATTCGGCCAGCGCGCGATCGGTCGTCGATAGCGTTGCCGTACGGGATGATTCCTCAAGCTGCTTGCGCAACTGCTCGATGCTTTCCTGCTGTTCCTGCACCGTGCGTTCGAGGAACTGGCGATTCTCCTGAACGGTGTCCAGTGCCCGCTTGGAGCGTTCCAACTCGGTCTGCGCCGTGGATGACCGGCCCGAATTGGTGCGTACTTCCTGCTCCAGTTCAGCAATACGCTCGCGTAGCTGCTGCTCAGTTTCGCCACCACCTGCCGCTGTCGATTCCCTCGGATCGGGGCCAGCCGGTGCTGTGGATTCCGGGGCGTCCGGGGCAGGGCTGTCGCCATTGCCGTTGCCGCCACCGTTGAGCGTTGCTACGGGCGGTGCGTTAGGGTCGATTCCCTGCGCCCGCAGGGCTGCTTCCTCGGCCTCACGCCGCCGCGCTACTGCTGATGGGACTGCTGCCATTCAGATCTCTCCGCTTGTACAGGGCCGATTCGTTACCGATCGGAGCCTGTTGTGGTGGGTGGAGTCCATTTTTCCGAGAGGACCTTCAATGCACGGGCTTCGCCCTGATGCGTGCGCCAGCGATCAGCGTCCGCATCCTCAAGCAACCGCCCCTGCGCCTCCAGAAAAGCCTTCTGCAGATACGCAGCGAAATGCTGCCCGTCCTTCGATCGGCGAAGCCGGTCGACCACATCCGCCGTTTCCCGATCGAGCGGGGTCATTTCCCGCAGCACCCGCCGTTCATGCTGCCGCGCCCCTTGGCCCCGCTGTTCTTCGGCTTGGGCAGGGACAGCGGCGGTCCTTTGTGGGAGGTCTGTACCACTTTCAGCGGCTTCACCATCGTCGCCGGTTTGGTTCCACGACCAAATGCCATGATGTTCTCCTAAAATCAATGAATTGGCGGGAGTGTATACCCGAAATTACGCCTGTCAACGACTACTTCTTTTTCTTCCCGAAGGGCGGCGCGAGATTGCCCTTGCCACCCTTCTTCTTGCCCTTCAGGAACGGGTTGTCCATGGGGTTCTTGCCGAACGGATTGCCTTTCGCCTTCTTTGCCATGTCGATCTCCTAGTAGTTGGGGAAACTGCGTGTTGGCACGGTGTACGTCCGCGCATAGCGTGCAATGCCCTTCGTGATACGAAACTCCGACAGCCGACCGAGAAACGAGGACGTCTGATTGAACGCCGTCCCGAACGACCAGTAACCGCCCCCGCCGTTATAGTTGGTCGCATCGACGTAATCGGCACCTGCCTGCGCGCCATCCCGCCCCATGTACGTCGTGCCCGCATTACGTGTGACGTGCCAGTGATGCCACGCATTGAGCGGCCACACACTACCCGCGACGATCCGATCTGCTGTCGATTGATAGTAGGTCAGCAACCCCGATGCTGCATAAATTGTAGGGATCGCTTGGCTGGCTGCAGAACGCCCCTCGTAGATGATGTAGGCACCCGCGTTCGACGTCGGATAACTCCATCCTTCGATCGTGAAGTCGCCAGTCCCCAACTGCGAATCAACCCCCGTGGTCCACGTATTCGCCGCCCCACTGATGCTGTTCCCACCATCGATAACGAATGACAACGGATCGAACGGACCGGAAACCGCACCATTCAGTTGGTTGGTCACCGACCGCGAATACATCGTCATGTGATTGCCACGCGATGATGCGTCGAGCAACAGCCCTTTCGCGGGATCGGCACTGCCCATGTGATACAGACCCACCACGCTGGCAAAACTCGGGTCGGGTAACCCCGGCCCCGAGCCGTAGATCCACGTAACACCATCCCAGTACCACGTCTTGCCGTTCGCCGTGTACGTCTGATACAGCGTGGGGTTGAGTGGGAAGGAAAGATCGGCCACGATCAGCCTCGTCCATAAAGCGTAAAAGCCGAACCAGCTTTGAAACCCGTGCCATCGGTACCAATCGTCAACCGATTAACCGCGTTGAGTGACAACCAACGACCTGATTGCGTAAATACGCATTCGCCATTACCCGCGTCTGTCTGTCCAAAGCTGCCGATGAACCGCTTAAGCATCGCTATGCTGGTGTAATTGGGAATTAGCAGGCTGCCACCTGCGAACACGCCCGCTGCATTGCCGTCGTTATCATGAAATGCAAACAACGAACCCAGCACACTTGCAGGAACGGTGTTACCGACGAACGAACCACTGGCAGTGCCACTGCGCGCCGATGATGCGTAATTGGCTGCGTTAGCATCACCATTCATTTTCAACCGTGTGCCACTGGTACTGGTACCTGCAGCAGTGTCACGCGCACTCCAGACAAGTTCGAGATCGGTGTAAATCTGTGGAATGCTGGCAAAATCGATCGCCGTTTCACCACCGACGCACACGACTTTGGCGATCTTCGCCATTCCACCGGAAGCGGCAACCGCATCAATCCACGCACCGTTGTAGTAGATCTTCAGCGTGCCTTCGTCGGATTTCCACCACAGCATGCCCGCGTACGGCGTGCCCGGCGCGGTTGAGGATTCGTAGACAGCGGGGGATGTGGCGACAGCACCTTTGCCGTAGCAAGTGATAACTGACCCAGCTACGAACGAAGTACCCGCTGTCGTGAACACAGCTTTAGTAACCGGCGCAGTATTCTTCCAAACAAAACTACATACGCGCTCGCGGATGGTCGGGCCGCTGTAATAGCCCATTGCCACGCCACGTACAACCTTATGGAATGTCGAACGCGAATAGTTGGCGATAGTCACACTGCCGTCACCCATCGCAGTCGCTAGACCGCTGGTACCAGCAAGCAAGCCGCATACATTTCCCGTCGAAGCGGGTGCGTCAGTGCTGGCAACCGCCGTAGTGGCAAAACCGTCTAGAAACTGCTCATTGGTGTAATTGCCCGCCGTCGCGTCGCCGTTGATCTGACAATTCAGACCAAGCAGCGCAGATCCCGCTGCGGTGTCACGCAGTGAATAACTGAATTCAAGATCGGTGTAATTCTGCGGAATGTTGTCAAACGTAATCGACGTTTCACCACCGACGCACACCACTTTCGCAATGTACTGTGCAGCAGGGTTGGAACTCTGCGTACTGAGCCAGCCAAAGGATGCGTCGTAGACCCACGACTTGCCCGCTGCGGTATAGACCTGACCCGGCGTTGCTGGAGATGGGAAGTCGAGTGCCATGATCAGCCCATCCCATAGAGCGTAGCGGTTGTACCAATGGCGTAACCGCTACCATTCGTGGTCAGCAGCAGATCAGTAATCGGTGCAGTCGACTTCCACACAAACGACAAATGAATATTACGAAACGCCGCACCCGATTCGTTAGTCCACTCGGTCGCCCTTGATTGCGCAAATTTGAAGAACGATCCGGTGTAGTTCGGCAAGAGAATTTCAGCGCAACCTACTGCATTGGCGTTACCGCTGACACCGGGCAGATCTGCAATCTGCGCACCTGCAACCGACGGTGCAATCGCCTGTTCGATCATGCTCGCGCCGTTATAACCGACCATGTTCTCGCTGTTGGTGTAATTGCCCGCCGTCGCATCACCATTCATTCGCAGGCGGGTACCAAGATCGGTAGACCCCGCAGCCGTGTCGCGCCCGTTGATGACGATGACGAGATCGGAAAATATCTGCGGAATCGATGAGAAAGCGATCGTCGGTGCTATGGCCCCGC